TGCCATAATCTTAAGACCATGATCTTGAAGAAATTGTGCAAAATTCTTTAAACTATCTAAATTTTTTGGATCCTTTAACCAATCAAGTAAATTTATTAGTGTAGCACCTAACAATATATTTGTAAGGAATTTTTTTAACCTACCAAAAATATCTTTAGCTACTCCCCCTACAGACTTTAATGGACCTTCACCTTTTTCTTTTTTATTCTCTAACTCATCCTCTCTTCTTTTTTTCTTCAATCGTTCATTTTCCTTTCTATCAGCTTTTCTCTGTCTTATCCTTTCTTTAACCTGATCAGCTAATATTGCTTTTACTCCTACTAAAGACTCGGTAATAGAATGCAACCCATCCATCAAATCATTATTAGTATTCTCTACATCATCTTCAATCCCTTCTAGTCTAAGATTTACATTTTCCTTACGTAAATTAATAGTATTCTTAATTAAAGTAATTTTTTTCGAGTTACTCTCAACTTTCTCCTCTAAAGAAAGTCCTCTTTTAAAAGAATCAGAATTTATTTTTTTAGGAGGAGCCTCAGGCATTTCTATTCTTTGCTTGCTGTTGTTTTAATTTTTCATCTTCAAGATGTTGTTGCAGAAGACCAACATAAACGTCTCGTTCCCAAGGAATAAGATTTTCAATCTCAGTTAATGAGTATTTATGATACTGCATCAAAGCAAAATTTATTTTAAAATAACTCTCAAGGCTCATATGAACCATTCCTAGCCGAAAAAAGATGTTAATCCCTCAAGTAGAACAGTATTTTCCTTTTTAGTTTTAGGATTGATAAAAGTCACTTCATGAGATAACTTAGGCATAGTTTCAAAGAATTTCTCAACTTTTTTAAATTGAACAGTATTCATTTGTTCTAAGAATTCTGATAATTCTTTCTTAGTACAATCAGATGCTGACCAAACTTCATCATCACTATAAACAGTTTCTATAGAAGATGCTATTAATTCAAATGATTTTTCAAAACCAATTTCACCACCAATTTCAAAATTATTATTAATAAATTGATCTAATGAAGGATACTTCATTTCCATCATCAAAGTATCATCTAGTTTAATTTTACTAGTATGATTTTCATCTTTATGCACCTGAATATCATCAATATTAATTTCAACAGGTACTGATGTTACACCATCGTCAGGAGCAAACAAATTAACTTCAATAACTTCTCCTACAGACTTGCCTCGAATATTAAGAAACAAATATTCAATATCAAAAGTAGGAAGTTTTTCTACCTTAACACCTCTTGTCTGAATACAACTACTAAGAACAGCCTTAATAGCATTTGTTATTTGTTTCGTATCTTCAGATTCTAATGCTAGAACTAAAAGTTTTTCTTCTTTAACTAAAAAAGGTCTATATTTTACAGTCTTATTATTAGAAGGCAATACCAACTCATAAGTTGGGGTGGCAATTTTTGGTAAAGGCATGATAATTAGATCAGTGTTTTATTTAGCTCGTTATTTAAGGAATGGTTAACCACGTCCTCCTCGTCTATTTGGATTAGTAAGGACATTCTGATTTCCTTGTCCTCTTAGTATACGAGGTTCATTTGAACTAGCTTTGGATGGTGCATTCATTTCAGCAACTTCTGCAGCTGAATATTGATTTTCTATTACTATACCACTATTCATATAATGCTCAACACCAATTGTTCCCTCTTCTAGTTCTTTAATATTATATCTCATAAAGGAAAAATTGACACTACATTTTAAAAGGTCTGGTTGATCATATGATACTGGCATTGCAGTAATACTAATAGGAAAAGCTTTTTGAAAACAATATTCTAACATTTTAGCATTATCAACCACATTATTATCTCTCTCAAATTTTGTCAAATGAATATCTTTTTTATATCCATTCACTCCACCAGGATATTGATATCTAGCATTAGCATAGGGATCAGCAAATTTTCTACTATCAACTCCACTAATATAATTAATCCATCCCTCAAATAATTTAATCACATTATATCTACGATCAACATAAAAAGATGTATTAAAGGTTTCGTCATATATTCTTCTATATGCCATTCTTTCAGTAACTCCATGATAATCATTAGTCGATTCATGAGTAGCAAGAGATGATCCTGGTAAATTTGCATTACTGCATAACAACTCAATTCTTTCCGTTATAATCTGGCCCATCCCCAATGCATCCGTCACATTTTGAGGAATACTTAAACTCAAAAGATATTGGGAAGTCTGAGCTACATTTAATAAGGTAGATTTTATTTCACTTATTGGTAATTTTTTGGGACTCTTAGCTGGCATCTATAAATAATTTTTAGGCCGTTATATTATGTATACAAGATGGCAGAGAGTATTAAGAGTAGGTACAAACCAGAAAACCCAAGAAAATACAAAGGAGACTATAAAAACATTATATGTCGAAGTAGTTGGGAAAGAAAATTTTGCAGATGGTGTGACCTTAACGAAAGTATTCTAGAATGGGGAAGTGAAGAATTTTTTATTCCTTATCGTGCTCCTGATGGTAAGGTTCGTAGATACTTTCCAGATTTTATTATGAAAGTAAAAGAAACTAACGGTGAAGTAAAAACTTATGTAATTGAAGTCAAACCACTGAGGCAAACAAAACCACCAAGGAAAAAGAAAAGAGTCACTAAATCATACATATATGAATGCACTACATATGCAGTCAATCAAGCAAAATGGAAAGCAGCAGATGAGTGGTGTAAGGATCATAAAATAGAATTTAAAATTATTACCGAAAAAGAATTAGGTATTAAGTAATGGATAGGATAGAAGAACTTCAAGAAAAACTCGATGGATCAGAAGATGCTGATCTAATTATGATGAGTATTTTAGAAGTATTTACTGAAACAGAATGGGTTCCAGATGCAGGAAAATATTATACCTTTATATACATAGCAAAAACTCCTGATAAATACTATGACGAACACCCATTAGTTGCTGTTACATCAGTAGAAAAATGGGGATTCAAAGGACTAAATTTTCATTGGGGTGAATCTCGAAACTACACTTGGCAAGAAGTGGTTGGTGCTTTACATATAATTAATAATGATGAGATTGAGTATTTACGTTCATTACCTTATGCTAAATATCGTGCTAAATAACTAAAAAATTCCAAGATGGCAGGACAAGGTAACAAAGGCAGAAATACTTTTCTTGTAAAGGGTAAATCATTTAATCTATCAGAAGAGGTAGATACTGGTAAACAAACTATTATAAGAAATAACGACATTCCTCTAACGCAAGAGGAAATATTTACTGCTGGAGCTTTTTATAATGCTGATAATAGTGAAGTTGAATGGGCTGATATAACCTCATGGGATGAAGATAATTACTTAGAAGTAAAAGGAGCAGCATTTGAAGATGTAGAAGAAATACTTAATGATTCAACTTATAAGAATATATTCAGAGATGCTGCAGAGGAATTACCAAACAATATTAGTTTTGCAGATGCAATAGAAGGAGGTGGTATATTAAAAAGTATAGGTGGAATGAATACTGGCAAGTCATATGGTGGTGCATATGATGCTGATCCACAATCTCTTGTCTATCCATTAAATAGAGATCCTGAAGAAAAATTTGATTATTTACAAGTAGTTGGATATGAATATATTCCTGGTATGTCCAGTAAAGATTGGACTTGGGATGCAGGAATTTCAAGGAAGAAAGAAAAAGATGTAGATGGAAACGAGACTGGTAGATATAAATTGGATGCCAAGAAAGGACCAGATTTTAGTAGACCTAGCAGTCGATATACTTCAGATGCTAGAAAGAAAAATATTTTAGGTACAGTAAGATTGCCAATGACTGGAGCATTAAGTGAATCTAATTCAGTTGGTTGGGGACCAGATAATCTAAGTGCTCTAAGTTTAGCAGGAGCAAGACTTGCATCAGCAGGTATAGATATATTTACAGGAGGGAATATTGATGATATTTTTGCTGAGGCTGGTGATACTATTCAAAATCTTATTGGAGATATAAGCAAAGAGCAAATTAAAACATTTTTTGCAGGTGAGGCTGTTGGTGCAAATATTTTCACAAGGGGAACAGGAATGATACTTAACCCTAATTTAGAACTACTATTCAATGGACCTAACTTAAGAACATTCCAATATTCTTTTAATTTTATACCTAGAGAACCAGCAGAAGCACGAAATATAAGAAATATTATAAGATTTTTCAAACAAAATATGGCTCCTAAAAGAGATAGTGGCGGAACTTTCCTAGAATCTCCAAATATTTTCCAATTAAAATATCTTACTGATGGTGGAGAAGACCACCCATTCTTAAACCATATAAAATTAACAGCTTTAACTAATTTTACAGTTAATTATACTCCTTCTAATCAATACATGACTTATGAAGAAAATAAATCTATGACAGCCTATCAAGTAGGAATGACCTTCAACGAACTAGAACCAGTCCTCTTTGATGATTTTAATGAAGGAGAAATAGTAGGTGCGGTTGATGGAGATTACTCTAATGCAAGAGTTGTTGGTGATAATTACTTCTCAATGGGGTATTAAAAATGGCAAATCCGTATTTTAGACAAGTACCTAATCTCGATTATATCAATCGAAATAAAGACAGTTCAACTTTATCAAATTATATAACAGTAAAAAATCTTTTTAAAAGAGCAAAACTTCGTGAAGATATTATTGCTAATCTTGCATACTTTACTAAGTATAAAATAATTGGCAACGATAGACCAGATAATGTAGCTCAAGAAGTGTATAATGATCCACAATTAGATTGGTTAGTTTTATTGGCAAATAATATTTTAAATATTCAAAATGAATGGCCAATGCCCCAAACAACATTTAATTCTTTTTTGTTAGACAAATATGATACTTATGAAAAATTAGAATCAACACATCATTATGAAACAGTAGAAATTAAAAATTCTAAAAATTCTATAGTATTAGAAGGTGGATTAGAAACCCCAAGTACATGGAAAACTAACGGAAATTATCTACAAGTATCTAAAACAACTATAGGTCAAATATTCGCAGGTAGTGGTGGAATTCCATCAAAAACAGTTACAGTTACCGTAAATAATGGTATTAAAAACTTAACGGTAGGATCTGAGATACAAATTACAAATGTATCACACCCAGATTTTAATGGAAGATTCGCTGTAACCTCAGTTTTTGCTGCTGTAGAAGATATGGTTATTAAATTTACATATGACCTACCATCAATTCCAACGGTATTATCACCACCACTAAATGGAACTGAAGAGATATTGCTTACAGTAGAAGGAAATATTGGTGTAGGAAATGCTTATTATTATGAATATTTTGATAAAGGGTTAAATTCATACGTCACTCTTCCCTCTGCAAAAGTAATTAAAGAAGTTACTAACTATCAATATGAAGAAAAAATTGAAGATGATAAACGAAATATATTTGTAATAAAACCAGAGTATCTTGGTGTTATATTTAATGATATGGATGATATTATGAAATATAAAAAGGGTTCCACTCAATATGTAAGTGAAACCCTCAAAAAAGGAGAAAATATTAGACTATATCAGAATTAACTTTCTGCTAATTTTTGAAAATATTGCAAAGTATCATCTTCATCTGAAGAAGCAGATGCTACAGGAGCAGCTACTGGTTCTTTACTCTTGAAATCAGGAGTAAATGATCCACGACTATTATCTTCATCAAACACCTCTTCGTCTACACGACGAGCAGGTTGCTTGTGTCCTAAAACATAATCAAGACGTTTCTTCAGGTCATCATATGACTTAAATTGATCAGCAGCAGTTACAGCAGCAAGAGAATACTGCTTATTCCATAGTGCTTCTAGTGCATCTTCATCATCTAGAAGTGGAGTTACTTTGTCAAACTCTGACTTATCATAGTTCCAGTAACCATCTTTCTTGACGATCTTCAACTTGAAGTTTGCACCTTGCCAGAAGTCAAAAGGATTAATTGGAGTTTCATCCTCAAACTCTGGTTGCATTGCTTCCATAATCTTATCAAAGATCTTCTTACCAAACTTGTAGAG